CTTGAGAAGACTTCATCAAATCCAGATCTCTCAATGATCTTGGTTCGGATGTCCATCTGACGTTTCTCCTTCTGAATCCTCCTCAGGAAGGCGTAGTGAATGATTTGAGTAAAGTACGCAAATGGATTGCTAGACTTTGCTGGATCGAAATTTTTAATATACTGGACGCAGTTTTCAATACCGTCACAGATCATGTCCTCACGGAACATGTAGTTTACAAAGTTTGGTTTGTAAGAAAGATGCGTTGCGATCTTCAAGAAACATTCACCAAGATAGTTGGTGATACGTGGGAGTGGTTCTCCTGCTTCTTGTGCTTTCTTTACTTCTGCTCTGTAAACAATCAGTGCTTCTAAAAATTCTTTGTTGTTTACATAATGTTCTGACTTCTTTCTGGACATTTCATGATTCTCCTATAATTGTGTTTACATTATAGCATAAAATCAAAGGGCTTGACAAGAGTGGATTCCATCTGTAGAATAACTCTGTCAGGGTTCATTGGAATGGCTTAGCTACTTTTATATAGTTTCTCTAAGAATACTCTTGCATCAGATACTGAAGATAAGAATCCCATCTCTTCATTAACCTCTGTTTGGTTAGAGTCTCTATCTTTATCTCTTAAGTATTTCTTATATACAGAAATATATTGTTCATCATATACTTCTGATATTGTAATTACCTTGTCCATATCAATCACAATTACTGAATCATTACCTGCAGTCAACCATGGTTCTACCTTAATAGCAACTGCTCCTAGATGTTTGATAACTATATTTTCAAAAGTAACTGGATTGTCTAGCAATAATAAAGTTCTGTTTTCCTCTTCACAGGGAGTAACTTTAGCAAAGATTTCTTCACTAGACATTAATTTTATTACTGCATAGAATTCTTCATTCATTTTGATTTAAGATTAACGGGTACGATTTCATAATTAAATTTCTCCTGGTTGTAAATTTTAATTCTTTCGACTAGGTGATTTAATGTGTAGTTCTTCTTTGACTTGTAAGTGGTATCGTCAGCAATATCATATAGCACTGCTTGATTCTTTTTGTCTCCTTTCCTTAGAACTCGACCAATGGATTGTAAGTTTCTAATTCTTGATTTGGATGGTGATGCAAAGATTACGTTATGAAGATTCTTGATATTGATGCCTGTTGAGAAAGTTCCGTATGAAGCAACAATAATTGCATCCTGTTCTTGTTCTGTAATTTCTCTTACTCTTTCTCTTTCCTGAGCATCAATGCCACCATGAACATAAAATACTTTTCGGTTTCCTTTCACAGAATTATTTATTAATTCGTAAAGTGGTTCACCATGGGTAGAAACCCTACTGAAGAGAACAAGAGTATTTCCTTTCAGATCCAATACTAAGTTCTTAATAAAATTGTTTCTCTTCTCATGTCCAATAATATATTGAACTTCATCTTCATAAGTTTCAAACTGATACGAATCATGCTTGAGAAGAAGAACATGAATCTGTAGTTGAGATAGATGTCCCTTATCAATGAGTTCTCTTGTTTGAGTGACTTTGTATGATGGACCAAACAATCCTTCTAACACCCACTTATGCGTCTGTGTGCCGTCTAAAGTGCCAGTGAAACCAAATCTATACTTGGCACTATCCATCTTGGTCATGATGCTGACGAGAGACTTAGACTTGAATAAGTGTGCCTCATCACCAATCACTACTTCAAAATCTTTGAAGAATGGTCTTTGTAATTTGTAGATAGATTGCCAGGTTGTAATCGTGACAGGATATTCATTTGTCTTTTCTCTACCAGAATAGATCTTGTGACAATATTCACTTGCATTCCAACCATAGTCTTCAAAGTCCTTAAACATCTGCTCTACAAGAGATGTAGTAGGAACAACAAGAAGAATCTTCTTACCTTTTTCTGCAAAGTATCTCACTACAGAATAGATCATCAGTGACTTACCAGAGGCAGTTGGTGAGATCAAAAGTTTACGATTATACTTCAGAGCATCAAAGACAGCATCAACTTGATAATCTCTTGGTTTGAATCGAGCAATACGAGTCATGTATTCCTTGACCCCCTGATAAGAGATCATCTTGTTTTCTTCAAATGGAGTTCCGTAGAACTTATTGTTCTCAAACTCTACTGAGTAACCATAGTTCTTTGCCCATGCAACTACTTTGTCAAGTAATCCCACATAGATCTCTCCAGTATGAGAACTATACAATCTTATCTTTCCATCCCAATACTTACTACGGTATTGAGGCATGAACTTTGCACCAGGAACATCAAATGTGAAATGATCCGATAGTTCTTGGTGGATGTATGGTTCTGCTTTGACTGTGACGTAAACTTCATTCTTCTTGCGAATCACCAGGTCAGACATCAACTATATCCTCTAATAAACTGCTGCCACTCAATCGAGTTTTTAATTTGGTATGTTCGATTGTTAATTGTTTTGAGAATACTATCCAGATAATTTAACATCACCTGGTAGTAATCCATTTTGCTGAGTATCTTGATGAGATCTTCATCTGCATCCATATACTTATCTACATCTTGTCGCAAAACTTTGTGATCAAATGGTTTTTCAATATACACCTCTGGGTCTGCCTTACCCGTGTAGTATTGCCATTTTTCTTTTTTGAGTTGCTTAAACTTATTCTCCTCTATTTTTTTAAGTAAGAGAATGTTGTTTAAAATTCTATAGTATTTTGCATGAAGAGATGGAATCTTTGTAGATTCTATATGTAACTCGTCCTCGTCTATTTTTGAATCTTCTTCCCATAACAATTGAATTTCATCAAGATTCATACTTTACATCATAAAACTTCTATATTATATATCGAATATTTAAAGGTCGCTTCTGCGGTGACGTAGTTAACGTCCGAAGCAGTTGCATCAAAATTGATTGTGGAAAGAGCGACAGGAAATACATCCTTAAAATCAATTCTGGCAACTTCATTGTAATTGCTGTTGTAGATAAACAAACTTGCATCAGAGTACTCATTCTGTTGATCTTTGAATGATGTACTTGGATTGTATATATCGCCTCTCTTTAGATCTAAATGTTCTTGAACAGATTCTGGAAAACCTAATCCTCTCAACCAATTATGAACTTCAAGATAATTGGTCATGTCCTCATCAACAAAAAACTTCAGAGTAAAATCTCCGTATGTCAGTTTGTCACCTGGGACTGGAATATCTTTCAAATAAGTTGGTTGTAATGCAAATCCAAGATTGATACCAGGAATCGATGCAGAGTTTGAAAAGAAGTCTGCTTTAGGTGTTTTGGTAATTGCAAATTTAAATCCAATAGGAGAGAGATAATTCCTATTGTCAATTTGATTTGTCCACGGTGTCGTCATTCTCCTCCGCCTCCATTACCATTTCCGCCATTCCCATTACCATTAGAACCGTTGCCACCATTAGATCCACCATTCTTTGATCCATTGGAATCCTCGGAATCGTTGTCATTATCTTTTTCAAGATAACCACCCCTACCTACATGGTAACCGCCAGGGATCTTCTTGCATTTTTTATCGGTGAAGCAATAGTAATATCCAACCTTACATCTTTTTGCTGCTGCTTCTTCAATAAACTGATAAAACGCTTTCATTGTTTTATCTTTATTTAGTATCTAGAGTGTGTTCCATTATCATTGCGAACAACCTGTTCTTAAGTATCTGAAGATATTCTTGTTCTTCTACCGGTCTTGCTGGAGCTCCCGGCCACATTTTAATTGAATAACAGATGTGATCATAGAGCATACGTACTTCATCAATGCCCATATGCATAGTTAACATCCATTCTTCTTCTGGAGCTTCCATGTGGGAGAAAAGTATAAGAGTGATACATTTCAGTTATTTAGACATAAAAAAAGAGGATCCGAAGATCCTCTCTTTATCACTGAATACGTTCACAGAAGTAACCGTATTGCTTGGTCATATTGTTGTATGCCTTTGTTGTCCTCCAAACTCGTCCTGTTCCTTTCAGAGTTGGCGGAACATTGGGACGACCTTTTCCTTCATCAACATCACGTTTGGTGCAGGCCTTGAAGAAAGAATCTCCAACTTGGTATTCAGGATCACGCCAGGGATAAGTACATTGACGACCTGATCCACTGTTAGATCCCAATTTCTGGATGTGTTGGCGGTGGTTCTGACGAACACGGGTAAAGGGAACAAAGTTTTCTTCGTGATTTACGGTATTTGGTTGCATTTGATTAAACTCCATTTCAAGTGCGTCACTGATCGGTTGATAATGTTCAAAGGAATTCATGTTTGATCTGGTTGACTATGGGTAAATTATAGACGACTCTGCCCGATCTGTCAAGCATAAAAAAAGGACCCCGAAGGGTCCTGAGGAGTGTGAATGGTGCATGGAACAAATTTGTTCCATGCATTTGGATCACATGAGGTTGTCAACGCGAACGCGACGATAGTAGCGGTTGGCGCTTGCCTTGATACGACCCAGACCTTGGGTTGTTCCTTCTGCGAATGGATTAGCGACCATGCCGTAGCGAGTCTTAAATCCGATTTTTGGTTGGAAGGAGTTCTCACCAACGGCACGAACCATTTGGAGAGGAACATATGGGCAATAGAACAGACCAGCGTCATAAGGAGATGAACCCTTATAACCAGCAACGAAGTACTGGTTGGCAGCACTGTTTGCAGAATAAGGATCGATGTATACACGATACTTACCTTGCAGAACACCAGCGAAGGTGTTACCAGTGTCATCAACGTTGAGGTTGGCGTTCAGAGCAGGGGTGTAATCAAGTACACCAGCCATGGTCAGGGCGGAAGCAACGTCTGCGGAGCAGAGGATCATGTTGCCCTTTCCTCTACGAGTGCGTTGGGCGATTGCGTTCGCTTCGCGCTCGATTTGGAACAGAAGACCTTTGAACTTCTCAACTGACCAACGACCGTTGCTGTCAACGTCGAGGTCGAAGATACCGCCAGTGGCAACGTTTGCCTGAGCACCAGTTTCAGCAGCCTTGTAGATGGTACGGATAACTTCTCTGTTGATTTCAGCGAGGATCTCAGTGGAGAGAATGTTAGCCAGTTCTGCTTCAGCGTTCAGACCGTGGATTGCCTTGAGGTCTTGTGCCAGTTCCAAGGAGTACTCAGCTTTGAGTGCTCTGGACTTAGCGGTTACAGTGACCTTCTCGATTGAGAACGCCATCTGGTTGAAGTGATCACCGTCCTCGGATCCGAGGTCCTCGGCGTCACCAGTGTGCATACCTTGACCTGTGGCATAATCTGCCTGGTTGATAGAACCATTCAGCAGACCAGGATTGGATCCTTGGTTAGCGCCAGGTGAGGTAGTACCGAAACCAACAGAAGCTCCGTCAGAAGTTTCTTTGGTGTAGAGACCCTGAGTCAGGTTGTTACCATCATCCTGACCAGAGAATGCGGTATCGACTTCATCGAAGAAGGTCTCGGTTCCGCTTTGTGAAGCGTAGCGGGAACGCATTGCGAAGATCAGTCCAGTAGGACCGTTCATTGGTTGAACACCAGCCAGGTCATATGCGACCAGGTTTGGCATTGAACGACGGATCAGTGAGATCAGAACAGGGTCGAAACCTGCAACTGGACCACTACGGGTTGCTTCGCCACCGAATCCACCAGATGCGCCTGCAGCGTTAGCAGCGTTGGTTGGGGCTTCGGAAAGGAATGACTGCTCCTCTGCAAGGAACTTTTCTTGGTTCTCCAGGAGAACTGCGGTAACCATTCTACGATGTGAGTCGGTGATTTTATCAGCGCCGTCATAATCGAGTAATGGTGCCCACTTCTCCTGCAGATGCTCAGCATTGAACATTTGCATTTGAATTTACCTCTTTTAAAAAAGTGTTAGGGTTTATGTTATAATGTAAAACTTACTTTTTAGTGACTCTTTGAAGAGCAGTAAGATAACTACCCATATAACCAGAAACTTCCTGGTTCATGGTTGCTTCTTCTGCCATATATTCAGAAGAATCTCTGTGTTGAGCACTAGCGGGCTTTGAAGGGAAGTATGCTTCTCTCAAAGTTACCAGTTTCTCACGGTATTCGGTTTCACTTTCAAACTCAACACTTTCGGCAAGAGAGGCAAGTTTTTCTTTCTGAGTGACTGCAAGTCCTTCAGAAACATCACTGAGAATTCCATCGGTAACGGATTCTGCCAGTCTCTTATTCAGAGCAACATTTCTGTCGATCTGCTCATTGAGTTTTCCTTCCATTTCATCAAGTTTATTTACCATGCTCTCAAGTACATCATATTTCTCTTCAGGGATTGATACATAATGTTCTTCAAAAAGTTGCTTCATACCGGAGAGGAATGACTCAGACATTTCAGACTTGAGTCCTTCTTCGACTGAGAGTTGATTCTCAGACATCCACTCATCGGATACATACTCAAGATAAGAATCAACTCTTTCAGTGAGTTCACTCTTAAATTCAGCAACTTGCTCTTCGATTGCAGTCGCATAAGATGCTTCAATTTCCTCACGGATGGTAGCAAGCTTTGCGTTGATTGCAGTTTCAAAGATTACTTTTGCTTTCTCTTGGAATTCCTCAGAGAGGTCTTCGCCCTGGAGAAGAGCAGCAACATCAGCATCGATGTCGATCTCTACAACTTCTTCAGCAACTTCTTCTTCAGAATCCTCTGAAAGCTCGTTTTCTACTTCGGTACGGAGTTCTTCCTCTTCAGTAACTTCTTCTTCGGAAACTACTTCTTGATCGTCAGAAACTTCGACTTCTTCCTCTTCCTTCTTCATAGTAGGCATTGCTTCCGCAGGTTTAGCACCTTTGTTAACAATATCTCTTACTTGCTTCAGAGTAGCGCCGGGAGTCTTCAGTTTTGCTGAATCATCGTCGGACTTGTAGTTTTCTGGGGTAGGACCACCAAGATCTTCAACCGAAGCTTGACCAGGAGTTGCAACAGGAGTTGCACTCTTTTCTGCACCCATAGGGGCAGAGGCGTTAGCATTAACGGCTGTCTTGGATTGAGCAGTGCCTACTTCCATTTCTTGTAAATTTTTGCCACTGGACATTTGAACTCTCCGTAACCTTAAGTATTAAAACTATATTTATTTATAATTTAAAGATTTGATAGAAAATCACCCCATAATTGGAGTTTGTGCTCCTCAAGGGCTTTCTGATCAACAAGAGTATTTATTCTCTTTCTGGTATCGTTGCAGAATCTCTCACGAAGAATTCCACCTTCCCATACCCATTCTTTTCCTTCCATGATTCCGTCAACAAAAGCATCAGGAGCAGAAGGGTCGGCAACAATGTCAGCAGCAGTTGCTAACATAAAGTCTTCACCAACAACATTAATACCCTCATTGTTCATTTTTAATGAACCAACACCACGAGAAGAAACTCCAAGTTTTACACCTTCATCAAGAAGTGAAGATGCAATTTTGCCCATTGGGGTACTCAGGAGTTGTGCCTTACCGTAGATATTTGAACCTCTTTGCTCAAGTTTCACAATCTTGTGTGATACACGATCGAGGTTGATGGTTGGTCCATCGGGATGACCAAGTTCACCAAGTGCTCTACCTTTACTGGTATATGCCTCGTTATATCTGCCAACCTCTTTTGCAAGAGTTGAGATAGGATACATACGACCATTACGGTTCTTAATGTCACCCTGAAGGAAAGTTCCTTCAATGTACATTCTTTTCGCAGAACCTTTACCTTCGGTGATAACTTCTACGTTTTCAACTTCTTCTCTGATTAGTTTCATTTGTTTACCCG